TGTTTCCGAATTATCCGCTCCCATAAAATATGCAGGTAATTCTGTAAATCCAGTACATTTAACAGTTATTTCATAAGTATCCGCACTAGATGCAAGTCCACCTCCAGTTATAAATCCCAAATAGTTATCGTAAGTTCCACCTGATTTTGCTCTTGCTTCATTTACAATTTTAAAACTTTGAAAATTAGCCACCGTAGTTGAGTTTAGTGTGGGACTATATGATTTTAAAGATTTGGAAACGTTCCATCCCCATTCTAAAAATATGGTGTATCCAGGTTCTAAAAAATATTCAGATAAAGTATCAAGTTGTCCTTTAGTATAACATGTTATAGTAAACGATGCTTTTCTACTTAAAGTACCAGCTCCTTCATCAATTTCAATAGATGTAATATTTGGTTTAGGTCTATATCCGGAATCACTTGCTTCTGCATATACTGCTCCACCAGCCCAAGTAGTTCCCAACGTACCACTAGCGCTGCCATCGCCATATATTGATGCATTAGTTGCTCCAGCTGCTCTAAATAATGCAAAATCAGGATTAGATAACAATACAAGTCCCGCACCAACACCAGACGATACTCTAACCCACGCATTCAATTGCGATACGTTTTGGGGATTTTTAACTCTGTTTTCTAATGCACTTCGTACATATCCAGATATATTTGATAAATTAGGAAAACTTGACATAAATTAGTTTGTAAAATTATTGCTTATTTGAATATAGTTTAATGGGATTCTTAGTATAGTACCATCTTGCAATCCCATTGGTGCATCATGTATATTATTTGCAGCTGCAATAATCCACCATAATGATGAATCTTCGTAATATTGAAATGCCAATGTATCTAACCTATCACCAGTTTCGGTCATTACATACACATCAGTATCTTTCAATGGAATATTTGGATATATTTTTGTTCTATATACTTCTCTGCCATCAAAGGTTTTTTTAATAGGATTATTTTCGTATCTACTCATAATTAATATATTTAAAATTGACCTTCGTTAGTTATATTACCAAACGCATCAAATTTAGGTCCTGCACTTTTTGTTCTAGGAAATTTACCTTCGTTAGTTATATTACCAAATGCATCAAATTTAGGCCCCGTATCTTTTTTTCTATCAAATTTACCTTCGTTGGTTATATTACCAAAAGCATCAAATTCAGGTCCTTTTGCTTTCCTTTCTGAAGTAGTTATTGAGGATTTATTACCTTCCGATTCTTTATTAGCTTCTTTATTGTTTAAAGTTTTTAAATTAGGTTGATTAAGAGTTTCCGATGATTCAACTTTAGTTGCATTTGATGATATGTTAGCATCGCCTGATTTTTGTGCATTAGTTGATGCCGAATCTGTTGGAATTGCTTTTGTTGAATTATTAGCTCCCAATCTAGTAAATCCATAGAATTGCTTACCATCCGTTGAGCTTTTTGATTCTAATAGTTTTAAAGTAATTGAAACATCTATAACTATTGGTAATTTATAATCTTTAATCAAAACCTGTTTACCGTTAACCGTAACTTTTTCAGGTGCACCAATAGAACCAATTTCCCAACCAGCATTATCATCCATAGTATATGATAGTGATTCGATATAAGTGGGTTGATTTTTATATAAACTACCCAATGTAAATAATACAAATGGAGGAACTGCATACGGACCTGAATATCCTTGAGGATATGCTAATCCGGTTAAAAAGTTTAATCGTTGCCAACATGCCACGTGTTGTGTAGGGGTTGTTGAATACATTTTAAAATTAAAACTCACACTTCTTTCTATACTTGAGTATGTATAATAGTTAAACGGAGAACCTATAAATTTTGCAGTATCCCATGATGGTGATACTGTTTCAGATATACCAGTTACCGTTGCTCTAAAGTTTGCAGCTTCGTTTGTATTTAATGATTTAAATTTAAGTGTTATAAAATCAGCATCATCTAATATTGTACCATCCGATAATTGAAGCGGTCCATTTGATTTATATGTTGTTTTTTCATTTAAAAAATCTAATTTATTAGCACTTTCTATACCATATTTCGTTTTCAACGATTTTGCACTTTTACCAGTATTTTTATTCTTAAAAGATGAATACATATTCATTTGTACATCGGTTCTCGATAAACCGGAAATACCACCTGCACTAGAAACTGCACTACTTGCTTTTGTTAATGCTTGTAACTTCGTTGATAAATCGTTTCTTAACTTTACATCATCTTGTGCTTCATCTACCGTCGATGTATATGTAATAACATCCGAAGTAGCTTCCGATAAATCTCCTACCTTTTTAGTACCATCTGATATAGATTTTTGTCCTAACTTTCTACCGGATTGTAAACCACCTTTTGTTTCTTCTCCTGCTAATTTAACTTTATCCTCTGATTTTGCAAATGGATTTTGCTTTACATTTAATGCACCTACGTTTCCTTTTGCTGCTTCAATTTGCTTCTTTTTATCAGGAGTTTGTTTTTCTTTTTCGTTTTTTGATGTAAGTACAGTAGAAAGGTCATTTCTTAATTTTACATCATCCTGCGTTTCATCTACTGTATCGGAATATTTAATTACAGAATCAGCAGTAGTTGTTGAACCCCCACTTTTTGTATCTCCAACTTTTTTACCAGAAGATACTTCTTGCTGTCCTACCTTTTTGGCTTGTGATAATTTTTGTTCACTTTCTTTTTTAATATCACCGATTTTTTGACCTAAGTTTGCAAATGGATTTTTTGATGCGTTTACGGGAGCGGTATTTGCTTTTGCCGCATCAATCTCTTTTTTCTTATCAGGATTTTGAGCTTCATTTTCTTTTTTTGCAGAAAGTATAGTAGAAAGGTCATTTCTTAATGCAATATCATCCGATGTTTCATCAACGGTATCCGAATATTTAATTACAGAATCAGCGGTAGTAGCTGGAGCTCCACTTTTCGTATCTCCAACTGATTTTCCAGCTGATACTTCTTGCTGTCCTACTTTTTTGGCTTGTGATAATTTTTTCTCATTATCTTTTTTAATATCACCTACCTTATCACCTAATTTAGCAAATGGGTTTTTTGATGCGTTTATACTATTTGTTGAACTTCCAGCAGTAGAACTTATTGGAGTTTCTACACTTGTTGTATTTGCATCTCTAGCTAATAGTATTGATGATAAATCATTTCTTTTTAAATAATCTTCATCAATTGGGTTTACAGTATCGGAATATCTAGCCGAACTATCGTATTGAACTTCATTCTCACCTTTTTTAGCAAGGTTTTGTGCACCTTGTTTTGGTGCTCCAAATAATTTTTTCTTAACTTCACCTTTTAATAAACCAATGCCACCACCCAATAATTGGTTACCTATTTGTTTAGGAGTTCCTTTTGCATTTTGAGCTAAAAACTTTCCAGCCAAATTACCGGCACCATCTTGCTTTATTTTAGCAAGTGTTGCCATTGTATCTGGCTCTTTACCTGCTTTGAAATCTTTATTTAAAGATATTCGGGTTGGTATTAATTTAGTTGGTAGTTGTACACCTATTTTATTTAATAATTCTAATCCTTTTTCTTTTCCTTTTTGAAATAAATTACCAAGTAAACCACTATCTGCTGAATTATTTGGATTAACCGAATCTTTCATTGCGGAAACCATTTCGGTTTTTTGTGTACTTAATTTAAAAATATCAGTACCATATATAATAGGTCCTCCTAATTTAGATATTATTCTTAATCCAGTTACCTCTTGTTCTAATCTTGTTTCTCTGGTTCTTGATGATAAGTTTCTTCTTGCTATTTGTACAGCCTTAAATGGTAAATCCATAGCACCAGTAGAAGAACGTAATGGCATATCTTTGCTATTACGAATTTCGTATTTTTCAGCAGCCGTTTTACCATCTACTAATTGTTTTGTTTTAAATAATTCTTCAATAGTCTTTCCCATCGTTATACTTTAGCGTATGAATTCGAACTAATTCTAGATACAACTTTACCTACATTAGAAGTAACCTTTTGTCCATCTATATTTACTGCTATTTTACCAGCTATTAAATCTGCTCTCAATCCTTTTATTTCATCAATCAACTCACCGGTTCTATCACCACCCTCACCTTCACCACCACCCATAACTGCAGCTGCTCCTCCTGCTATCAATCCTAAAGCAAGTAGTGCAGGTAATGCTAACATACCAGTAGCCGCTACAGCTGCCAATGCTATTGATAATACAGTCAACGCACCAGCTAAACCTAATATTGGTAAGAAATTTATTGTAGATAACGCAGATATTTGTTCTACTAACATTGGTAATCCAGATGATATTGCTGAAAATCCAGCCCCTACCATTTGTAAACCGGCTCCCAATACAATTAATGCTGCTCCTAATGCTAAAAATCCAAGAATACCTGCTCCAAATATAATAGCTCCAGGTCCTGTTAATAATGCACCAAGACCAAATACAGCTGCTGCAAATATTACCAATCCCGCTGCTGCCGCTATTACTGAACCTATATCTAATCCTGCGATTAAACTCATAGCAAATGCAAATGGAACTAATGCCACTCCCAATATTGCTACTGCAACTGCACCTTTAATCATTCCTTTTTCTGCTTTTCCTAATACATATGCAATTGCGGCTAACCCAGCTATTCCAACCAATCCCTTTGCTACGGCCTCCCATTCAACACTTCCGAATTCTTGAAATGCTTTTGCTGCTACATAAAGTGCAGCAGATAGGATTAGTATTGCGGCCGCCCCTTTTAAAATGTTAGCCATATTCATACCTTTACCACCCTCACCTCCAGCAGTTTCATTTATTTTATCAGATACCGAAGTTTGTGGAATTTTTGCAGTATCAGCTCCTACTTTGGGTAACTCACCACCAGCTACTTTATCACCAACACCTGCCATCAATTTTTCTTTGAGACCGGCGCCTTTTTCCACTAATTTATCTTTAATACTACCAAGACCTTCACTTAATTTAGTACCACCAAAAGCATTAGCTAAACCACCACCAACTGCCTTTATACCACCTATTACAGGCCCAGCCACCATTCCTAATAAATTTTTAAGAACTTGGGCACTACTTTTTACCACACCACCAACATCAAATCCCATTTGTGCAAAAGAACCACCCATTTGTGCTGCTCCTAACACTAACCCACCCATAGTTTTTAAAAATCCAGCCGAACCAGTTGCTGCAGCTGTAATAGATTCATATATGGAATCAAATGTTGAAATTTGCACAGTACCATCATCATTTAATTTATCGGAATTGGTTGCCATCTTTTGAAATTCTTCTGCGGATAATCCTAACAAATCCAGAGTGGCCTTTTTAGACCATCTATCCATTTTATTAAATGCTTCAATACCACCCAATTCATCTAACGTTGCTTTAACGGCACCCGTCATATTGTCTTGTGCCGCCAATCCTCTAGCTCTATCTAAATTAATATTTTTACCAAGCATAGCACCCAACTCCAATTCTTTTGTAATAGATGTTTCAAAATCAAGAAGGTTATCTGTTACACGTGTTAGAGCATCCATTTCAACACCAACTTTACCAGCCGCAACAGCTGCTTTCATCAAATTAAGACCACCATCTTTACCATACATAGCAAATGCTTCAGTATTTTTGGCAACATCTTGCATTACCTGGTCAACTGGAACTCCGGCAGCTTTTGCCATTTCCTTTGTAGTTGCTGCCATATTCATAGCAGTTTCAGTAGAACCATTATTTAATCTTGCAAATGTACCAACTATACTTGCCGCTTCTTGTCCACTAATACCCATATTAGTAGCCATTAAATTGGTATTTAATTGAGTACTAAGGGTTACATCTTTTAAGCCGCCAAATTCTTTAGATAATGATTTTGCAGTTTCTTCAGCATCATCAAATATAAAACTAAGACCTAATGCTGAAAATTGGGCTGAATCAATAAAACCTCCAAAACTTCTGATATTTTTTCCTAATTTATCTGCAGCAAATCCAGCTCCAATTAACCCCATTCCCAAAGCTCCCATTGGTCCTTTTGTAATTAACGATAATGTTTCAAAAACACCACCAATTGTATCCTTTATTCCATCATATACTGCTAACTGCTTATTTAAAAAGTCCTGCTGTTTTTCAGTCATTTGAGATACACCTTCTGCAATTGAACGTTGGTCTAATAAATTCTTTCTTATATGCGCATGAACACCCCTTACACCTTTTAAATCTTCATAATGTGCATCTAATTGTCTACCTATTTCTCTACGTGCAATAACATCTTCAGATGATAATGCTAATAGGTCTTGTTGTAAAGATGCAATTGAATCAAAGGTTTTTCGTCTATCTCCATCTAAATTTTTCATGTTTGACATGGAGTTTAGACGTTTGTGTTCTAATGTTGCCAAACTTGATTGTAAACCAGTTAAACCTTTTAATTTTGATTCTTGAGCTATATAATCATTAACTAATTGTTTTTGAGTATCTTTTTGTTCTTTTAATTCTTCATTTATTTGCTTTAATCTATCTAATCTTTCTGTATAATCAATATTAGAATCTCTGAAAGATTTTATTTGTTGAGCAGTTACCGCGCCCGCATCGGACAATTGTTGTTTAGCCTCTTTTCGAAGTGCGTTTTGTTCTCTTAATAAGGCATTTATTTTCTCTTGCTCTTTTGATGCTGACATAATTAACTTAACCTTATTTTGGGTCTAAATATTGTAAATCTTTTTCCAATTCTTTTGCTGCTTTTGCTATTTGTTCCATTCTATCAACAATTGCAACGGGAACTTTTGGATTTTTCTTTGCAGCTATAATTGCTTTATTTGTAGCATTTTGTTTTAAACCATCAAAAAAAGCATCGGAAAATTTCTTAGCTGCTCCAAATAATCCTTCTTTTCGTATTTGTTTATTATCCATAGTTTATTAGTTATATTGTATAAATATTGGTAAATAAAAAAGTGAGGATTAACGCATCCTCACTTTATTTGATTTCATTTTTGATTGAGCCTTTTTATGTTCTTCAGCTTCCTTTTTCTTCAATTCTATTAATTTATTGAAATAAAATTTACGAAGATACGTTGGCATATGGTAAACATCTGACCAAGTAAACCCATTACTGAATTGAACCATTTCCCAAATTTGAGAATGTAATTGGGTTCTATAATCAGTTGGAAGGGTAAAAAAAGTTAATCCCGAATGGGATATCTAGCGCCTCCGTTTCGCCAGATAATTCCGATGTAAATTGAAATTTCATATCCAAATCAGGTGATAACTCTTTAACATATTTTCTAAATTCTTTTGTATCTTTTGCTAAGAATGAATTAACTACCCATCTATTTATAAATCCTCTATCTTCGTTCCCATCAACCGAAACAATCATATATTTTAATCGAGTTGTTACATCATATGAATTTCCAGAGTTTTTATTTAGTTTTTCTAAGGCTTGTATTTCTTTTGTTATTTCCTGTTCATCACTATGTGTTAATAATTTGAAGATAATATCATTACCACTTGCTGGTAATTTAAATGTATATCTATTTTTTGAATTTAATACATCATCATCAACATCTTTTGTTTGAACTTTACCCAAATCAATTACTACTGTTTGCCTTTCCAATGTAAATGGGTCTGTCATTTCGATTTGATAATCAGCACCATATCCTAAAATACGAGTTGCCATTAGGATAGCGTTTTTATCACCAATGAAAATATCATTCGGATTAACACCAGGTTCAACAACTACGGACTCAAATAATTTATCCAATACAATACCTTTTTTAATAAGGTTTTGATTTGCAAGGATATCTTCTTCTCTAGCTGTCATATATTTTATTTGGCAAGTACCACCTCTTAGTGGATGTCCTTCAGGATATACTAATCCTTTTGATGGTAATTCAATTGTTTCCGTTGGAAAATCAAATTTCAATGCCTCTACCTGTTTAGGTGTTGGGGTTTGTTGTGCAATATTAACTTCTGCCATAACTTTATACTTTTTTTAGTTTGTATATATAAATACATTAAATTAAAATTTTTGAAAATAAAAAAACCCCCACCATTTCTGATGAGGGTTGTCCTTCGGTAGCTTCCGTAAGGAATATTTTTAGAATTCTAAGATTGCGTAATCGTAAGCCAAAGATAATTCGATAGTTGCAGGTTCGTTTGAATCGAATGAAACATCACCAAAGTTTGCACTTACAATAAATGCTCCTTTTAGTTTCCATTGTTCAATCTTATCTCCAACAGGTCCTAACATATAGAAATCTATATCTTTTTTATAGAAATCTGCATATCCACGTCTACCAGTAATTGATTCATGACCTAAACGTACCCACTCCATTACCGCTTGTGCTCCAGATGGAACAATTGGGTCATACAATGTTACAGTTATATCCTGCCACTCACCCTTACCTTGCAACTTTCTTTTAATGTTGATGTGGTCTAACACAATTGGTTCAAAGTTAATTGAAGGTCTAGCTGCCGCTTTAACCATATATGAAGGAATTCCATCGATTTCCATCACATATCTATTTTTCATCTTAGGTTCGAAGTTCGTATAGAACATCTTATCAAACTCTAGTATTTCTGCCATTTTATTATCCTTTTTATTATATTAATAAATATCTACTTTGTTGTTTTTCGTATTATGCGTTAAAACTTGCTCCAGTTGGTAAGATGTTGAAATCTATTACGATAAATTCCGCTGTCTTAGCAGGTTGTAAGAAAATTTGTCCAGCCATAATATTTCTATCAATTACATCAGGTGTATTGTTAGATTCATCCATCACAACTCTGAATGCGTATAAACCTTGTCTTTGTTGGATTGCTTCTAAATAAGGGTTTACAGTATTTAAGAATCGTGCTCTAGTTGTTGCTGTGTTTTGTTCGAACACTAAGAAACGAGAAGTAGATGCGATGAACTTCTTAACAGTGATAAGTAATCTTCTTACGTTGATTCTATCTAATGCAGATGCTCTATCTTGCAATGTCTTCTGTCCGAATGCTACAATACCTTGTCCAGG